TTGCCTATGCAGGATTTCAAGTGTATTGTCACTGCCTAGCTTCCTAACTTGAAGCGGTTGCCATTTATAAATCATACCAGCTTCTCCCTTATAAGGCGTTCTTACCCAATTCTTCTCACATGCTCCTTGACCTTCCATCACAATGTCTTCGCATGTAAGTTTCGACTGCTTGCTATCATACTTCCCAATACCCATGCCCATATCCTTGTTCGTGCGCTGAACTGTACCAGTAAAGGTTATCTCGTCGCCATCCCAATGAAGCCTCACATCCTCGATACCGGCATATTGGCGTTCATGCTCTTCTTGTTCCCATACCTTCCGATCCGTCTCTTCAAAATCACCATTCAGCGTAACCATATGGTTGATATTGAAGTACTGAGGATACCATACGTAACCTCCATCTGGCGGAATAGTATAGTTTACGAAACGCTGATTAAGAATGTAACCTGCTTGATGTGGGTGCTGTATGATGGACGCCGAGGAAGAAATTACTGTGACGGCCTTGCCAGTTTTGTCACCGATCCAAGTGTGTTTAGACGAGATGTCTTTTGAAATCATAGGAAACGACTTGCAATAAAACTTATAGTTTGTCATAGCTAGTTTAGTGGCCGCATCACCACCCCGATTCAATACGATTGCCATCTCATTATCGACGTCGTGATCGGTCCCGTGGAACTTCACTATGATCCCCATCTCAGCAAACCCATATTCATAGATGCTTTTCTCCATAAACAGGAACCCCAGATCATCTGAGTTCTTATGTTTATGACCAAGACCATATAATTGAGCGGCCAAATATCGCATGTGAGGTATAGCCTTGTAGTATTCAATCAGTCGATAGAGAGGTTCCAGACGAGCAGGATGTCGCGAATATGCCTGATACCACCAATGTACAGCTTTTTCCATTTTTCCAAGCATCGCATAACAATTTGCAATACGATAGCAACTATACGCTTCTTCCTGAAACCAGTTGTTCTGCCCCGCGCGCCGCTTGTAAACTTCAATTGCCTTTTTGAACTCTCCAGTGTCATGATACGTATTTGCAAGATAGAACAGTGTTCTTGGGTTTTCTGGCTTAACATGAAGTTCTTCCGTAAGCAGTCGTATATCCCGAGTGAACTTGTTACCTTTACTACCACCATCGTTTACGTCAAGTATATGAAAGTCAGCAACGGGAACAACCGTTTGTCGAGACCCTGCAGGAATATTAACATACTCATGTGTAGCGCCAACGTAATACGTATCTTGTAAAGTGTCTTTAATAATACGTATATTGTGATAGCAAAGACCAGTATTCGTCTGGTAAAGACTGAAAACGTCGGCATCTAGTAACCATAGTTTATTCTTTGTCTTGTTTTCTATCACCATGTCGCCATCTAGAAAAATGATGTAGTCCGCCATACCTCTCGCGGCTTTCAAAGCGACATTGCGATTATGATCAAAACTCTTGAACGGTTCCTCAACGATCTTCCCAGAGATGTTGTGCTTATCGAAAAAGTTTTTAATAACATCCTGAGTTCCGTCATTACTACCTGTGTCACATATGCAATAGCAATCAATAAACCCAAGGATACTTGTGAGAAGTCTCTCAATGATTCCACTTTCGTTTTTCACGATCATGTTTAGACATACCGTGGGTGGTTTGACCTCCTCCTCCCCTTCTGACATAAGAACTATGGAATAATAAGAGTCCGCCACTTTAATATTTTATATCCAAGTATATATATTATGTCTTTTACCCGTTTTCATGATGACCCATGCAGAGTTGAAAAACAGTTACAGGAGTCAACAGGTCCAGGCAGATATATGTTGGATGTTCCTGGTAATGGTTCAAAACCCTGTTATATGGAAGATCCATGTATTAGATTACAGCAATGGGGTGCGAACCTGCAGACGAATCCTGTAGGTCTAGAGAGCGAGCTATTTGGCATTACGCGCCCTCTGGCGGGACGCGATTGTGGACCAATTTACAAAAGCAACAGCAACAATGTAAACAGTCAAAGAGTGCAATACCCGTCCTGCTCTCCGTTTATCGAACAGCCGAGAGCGACCAACCCGGCATGGACGGCGCGTGATCTGGAACAGGTCAATTGGTGGACACTACCATTGAACCCGCAAGAGAATGTGTGTTTGCCTTTTCATAACAATATAAGCACTCGCATATTGGAACGTGACTATTTCGTGGCATGTGCACCGAAGGTACTGGACAACCCCGACGGTACTATAAGCAGTAGCATTGGTAATAGCTCCTACGCAGCGCCGACTACTCCTTCCTGTGTGGCGCGCAATAGTTGTCAAGAATTATCGTGAGTAATTGTGTATATTTTCCAGACAGAAAAATATATACATGTAGATTATACATGGATTTAGCTATACCTCTAGCAGTATTGGGAGGATTGTATTTTATGGCAAATGATGGGAAAGAGCAAGATCAGAGTGCAAAGAAGGAAGGCTTCACGGATCGTTTACCTGGAACCAAAATCCCACAGGTAAACTTTCCTATTCTAGCTCCCATGTCCAAGGATAATATTAATCTGTATCCTGATTCGAACCAGTCGACCGACAAATATTTTGATCAGTCTGTCTATCAGGGCGTAGCGGAGACAACCGACATTGGGACATCAGAGATTAAACCCATTTTCTCACTAACGGGTCAAACGATGGACAAGACAGAGTTCACACACAATAACATGGTGCCTTTTTTTGGCGCAAAGATTAAGGGGGCAACGAGTGCGTACCGAACGCATGAAGGTGTGTTAGACAATATGCAGGGTACAGGCTCGCAGCATTTCGACAAGCAAGAGGTCGCGCCATTATTTGCTCCAGAGGCAAACATGAACTTCGTGGCGGGTGCGCCGAACCACAGTGACTTTATGCAGTCTCGCATGAATCCGAGTCAACGAGCGGCCAATGTCAAACCTTGGGAAGAAATCCGTGTTGCTCCAGGTCTGGCGAATGGTTACAGTACCGAGGGGACTCTGGGATTCAACTCGGGGGTTTCTGCCCGTGACGCATGGGAACCGAAAACGGTCGATCAACTTCGTATTGCGACGAACCCAAAACTGAGTTTTAGTTTAGAGAATCTTGAAGGACCAGCTATGTCAAAGGTGCAGAATCTCGGAGTACAGGGGACGGTCGAAAAATACATGCCCGACACTTACTACACAAACACACCAGATCGTTGGCTCACGACCACGGGATTGGAAAAGGCGCAGACTTCTCGCGGAATTGAAGAGTTGAAAGATGTAAATAGGTTGACTACGACTGCAGAGTATTTCGGTAATGGCGGTGAGACAACTGAAGCAAGCTATGTAACTGGTGCTCATACCGTACCCAGAAGACCGCAATTATCTGCGAATCCTATTCCCGCAGCTGCCGCCGTAGGCACGTTTACCTCTAGCAACGCCGACTACGGGCGGTCAGGTTACAGCGCTCTTCCCAATAATCGCGATAGTACTTATCAGACCCCAATGGGAACCGTCACGGGAGCAATGAAGGCGGCCTTGGCACCTCTGATGGATGCATTACGGCCGTCCCGTAAAGAAGATGTTATAGGCAACCTGCGTCCGAACGGCAACGTGTCTACTACCATGCCAGCACCTGTTGTATATAATCCAGCTGATAGGACCCCCACTACTATGAGAGAAACAACTGAAGGTCGCTTAGATAATAATCATCTGAACATACAGAATCAGACTTCAGGCGCATATAACGTAAGTGTACAGCAACCTATAGAAAATCAGCGCGCAACAACAAATACTTCCTACACAGGCAGCTCTGGCGGTGCCATGACGCATTCAGGCGAAGCGAGTTATGTGAGTGCGTATAATCAGCGAAACAATTACGCGAAGTCATACAAATCAAGACCCAACCCTGGTGGAGCATCAATGATGGCCAGCAGTCAAAATGTTAGCACAGGGAAACTCGAGGGGGACCGTGAAAATAATCGTATGTGGGTTATGGATAAGGCTCCAACACAGATCACGGGAGTCGACAATTACGGGCGTATGCACGTACCTGAGCAGAGAGACGTAGACTATAGCAGCAAGCGCATGGACCCAGGGTTACTGCAGGCGTTCAAGCAAAATCCATATACACAGTCATTGAACAGTTATGCTTGAGTAATGAAATCAAAAACATTTGTTTGATACTTAAATGCATAAATGGATATCTCATTTAACTATGAAAATACATGAGTCCATAGTTAAACGTATGAACAATTTTGTGGATACAAACCGCATACCGAACATATTAATACATGGGCCTTCGGGGGGAGGGAAAAGAACGATTTTGTCAAACTACATATCATACATATATAATAGTAACAAAACGAAAATAGCGGAACATGTTCGTTACGTAGAATGCTCACAGGGCAAAGGAATCCGCTTTATCCGCGAAGAATTGAAGTTCTTTGCCAAAACGAACGTAAATAACGACGAAGGAATCAATTGCAAGTGTGTGGTTTTACTCAACGCGGATAAATTGACTGTCGATGCACAATCTGCACTACGACGATGCCTAGAACTTTTCACACACACAACACGGTTCTTTATGGTAGTACAAAACAAATCTGGTATTCTTCGCCCCATTCTCTCTCGTTTCTGTATCATCTATGTCCCTTTACCAATAATAAACGGGAAGCCTACCAATTTAATAGCATGGAAGTTACATGAAACTTTTCCTTCAAAGGGAAAAACACATGTTGGTTATACGAAACTTGAGACTCTTCGATGTAAGGCTCTAGAAGATAATCTAACAAAAATTGCGCCCAAGTTAAATGGAAGCAATTTGCTAGCAACTGCAAATACACTATACGAAAAAGGATTCTCAGGATTGGACATTATCGCATTAGTTACAAAGCGTAGTGAGACTGAGGATAGTCCAAAGTTATATGATATTTTGCTCGCTTTACATAAAATGAGAAGCGAAGTCCGCAATGAAACGTTGTTTATTGCATTCGGTTTACAATGCATATATTTACGTTCTGATGAAGCTTTAGAAAATGTGGGATCAATGTAAATGGACGATTATTCTGTCGGGTCACTAGTTGAATCGAAGAATGAATGGTGTGCTCGTTTAGTCGGTATCCTCACGCCCCTTGTTATAGAGGGTATTCGATCTATTTTTGATGAAGCACAGAACGTGTGTGCAAAAAACGAGGAGCCTGATAAGTATCTAATGACCTTTCAAAGTTTCTTGGGACGAGTCCCAAGTTGGAATGCTTCCTTAATCAGTGAAGAATGTAAGCGTGTAGTTGAAAAGAGTGGATGTTCTTATCTAGCTGATCTTATCACATGTGTTCACATTATACAGTTGAAGGCATTGAGTTGTGTGCGGGTTGGTACACAGCAGAAAAAGATAGATATAATGATTCCTTCTTTAGAGGACTTTCTCCATCGTGTCTACATTCATGCCGCTAGGAAGATATTCACGAACGTATATTTGTTCGAGAGGAGCGTTCCTCCTCTCCAGACTCAGAAATACAACCGCGAGCTCGAGCAAGTAATAAAAGAGTGTGTTATGATAACGATACGAGACAGCATTCCTGTGGAGGATGTTTTGCGTGCTTATATGGAAGAAACGGAAGAGAAAGATACTCTAGTACAGCATAAGGACGAGATTGTCGGTGTAGAGCCAGTGGAAGAAGATAGGGATGCAGCTGCAGATCAAGGTGATACTAATGAAGAACCGAAACAAAGTGGTAGTGATGAAGTGGAAGCCTCTATGGTCAATTCTGAAGACATTCATGGTGCAAGTGAACCAGATGTTGATGTTCCGAATCTTCCTGTTAACAACCAACCCGAGATAACAGTAGATACTGCTTCAGCCAAAGATGATAATACAGGGAAGGTATCGTTTTCGAATACTGACATGGCAGTGGATACACATGGTCGCGAAGAGAGTGTTGATGCACCAAAAACTCTTGAGATACTTCAAGAGATAGAGGAAAGACGGAATAAGGAACGCGAAGCAGAGGAGGCTGGAGATAAGTTGTTGATTGGGGCGTCTGTCGATCTTGCCCCTTTAGACATCAATCTGGTGGGTCCCCCAGTATCTAGCCTTCAGGCGCCACCATCTCTAGAAATCGCGGCTCTCGAACCTCTTTAAACGCGTCAAGTTGTCAACTATCAAATGTCAGACTTCATTAAAGCAATTATGAATATGTTTTCGGTTGCGACGGCAATATCATTGGTATTTGTCTTGTTGAGATTCATAGACATGCGGGTAATTGCGAAGGAGAAACGTCCCTTTAAGGATTTAGTAAAAGAGGGTTTGATTGTCTATCTTAGTGCGTGTACCGGAATCTTTCTTCTCAATCAGGTACAGGGAGTCGGGTCTAGTAGCTCCTCCTCCAAAACTAATGTCTATACGGGTGAGCCCAGTTTTTAATTAGTAACATATTGTTATAACTTGTAAGCTATATGTTACGTATTTACTGCGTATAAATAGGCATTGTGTCGATATTAATAATCCGCTGACTCTTATTTATAGTTTTACGACCGACCACGTATCTAGTAAAATAAGGATCATTCAACACCTTAATCGGTATATGGTCATGGACCGTGCGTACTATCATCTTATACAATTTAAAGTCTGGATATCTTTCAGACCCATCACTCTTATAAAGCACATTCCTACCCTTGTCATCCTTACACCAACCCAGTATAAGTTTGATGATCGGTAGATCGAATTGCGGGTCTTCCGTCTCTGGTCCTATCAAATCATACAGTGATGTCGCCAATCTACAAAGGTCAAAACTATAATTCGGCTCTAAACGCGCCTTACTGTCGTCGAAGTAAGGTTCACAATTATATTGTCCATGTGCTTCACCGTCAGGTGCAAAAGCGCTACTACAGACAACACTGCCGCGGAAGCGATAAATTGCGCGACCGAAGTCAATAATTTTGAAGATACGACCACATGTAGGAACTTTGTAGTGTTTGCCGTTTATTTTGTAATAGATGTGTTCTTTCTGAGTCGGAACATACATAATATTGTTGGAGTGTAAATCGTTATGAGTGAATCCAAAACTTTTTTGATAGCAAACGAGGGTCATAAGTACTTGCATAATGATGGAACCCCATTCTTTTTCTGTGAGGGGAATAAGTTCTTCATCTTCATTTTCCTCATATTGACTATCTTCATCTTGTAGATGAGTTCCTGCTACAAGAGCATCTAGTGTGGAGGCGCACTTTTCTAAGCAAGACACCTGAATAGGAAAGTCATGAAGAGAAACAACTGCGGGCGTATCGTCTTCTTCATCTTCTGAGTCCGTTATGTCAACGTCCTGTTCTTCTATTCCATTACCACCATCAGAACTAATAGTCTCTGTGTGCGAAGAGCGGGATGAACAGTCGCTATTTCCTTCACTGGCTTTTTCTTTTTCACCCACTTCCATACTATGTACCGTTTCCATAACTGGCAGTGTTGTAAGCGATGTGCTTGTCTCAACGAGTTCAGTGATTTCTTCTATATCATGAACATCTGCCAACGTAAGTAGAGTGTTTGACTCAACTTCCTCATTCATGAGTTCTAAACGGCGTCTATTTGCTCGCGAGTGCTGAATTATATCTTCATGGACACGATCCTCCATGGAGAAAAGTTTACCGATGTTTTGTGCAAAGAACTCAGACTCTTCCAATGTATCGATATCATCCAGTACGTCAAACTGGAATCCTCTTTGTTTCCCCAACCATGCTCCATAAAAGTCTACTGCGTTTATGAAGTTATGATGATGAAGCATTTGCGCGGTCAAATAACTAAAAAATGCATCGACATAGGGGATATTGTTAGAATCCCGAACGATATCGACACCATTATCATTTAGATCGGGAAGTTGCAATAATGCTTTTTGTTTGACTTCATCACTCTCACAACCATACTTATCTGTCATGTATTTTATTGGGTCAATCAGTGGTGTATACTTAAGAAACATGTCTTTCGGAGATGCATTTCCAGATGCATTTCGGACATTTCCAACAACTCTATGTCTATCTTTGTTTGACACAAATGAACACACCTGAAGAGGTTGATTGAATGCCGTAGCGTCCCAGTTTGTCTCATTCATTACGAAAAACTTCGTGTATATTGGCGAAAAAGACTGCTGTTCATACAACTCAAGACCTGAGATGTCTTCTGCGCTCGCAAAGAGTGCTCCCCTATCGGGTTTACTATAGGAAAAAGCAAACTCCTCCATGTGGCTAGCATAGACTAAAATATCCATTCCTGAACTAAATAATACTTGCGTAGGGTTTCTTTAGTTTTTTCCCTAGTTATCCATAATATGACACTTGAGTTAAAAAAGTTTGACATGAGACATATTAGTTTTAAGCCCGATGAGAACAAAGGACCTGTTGTCGTATTAATAGGGCGCCGTGATACAGGGAAAAGTTTTCTCGTTAGAGATTTACTTTATTATCATCAGGACATTCCTATTGGGACTGTTATATCAGGTACAGAAGCAGGAAATGGTTTTTACGGGCAACACGTACCTCGACTTTTCATTCACGATGAATACAATACAGGTATCATCGAAAACGTCCTTAAGAGACAAAAACAAGTTTTGAAACAAGTTAAAAAAGAAATGGCGACTTATCATCGAACCACGATCGACCCTCGTGCCTTCGTGATCCTAGACGACTGTTTGTATGATAATTCATGGACAAAGGACAAAATGATGAGGTTACTTTTCATGAACGGCCGTCATTGGAAGATTATGTTAGTGATTACCATGCAATATCCACTGGGTGTGCCGCCCAACTTGCGCACGAATATAGACTATGTTTTTATATTGCGTGAACCCTATATTACCAATCGTCGCCGTATATATGAGAATTATGCGGGTATGTTTCCTACATTCGAATCCTTCTGTCAAGTTATGGACCAATGTACAGAGAACTACGAATGTTTGGTAATTAATAACAATGCGAAGTCAAACAAACTACAAGATCAGATTTTCTGGTATAAAGCTGAAACACATCCTGACTTCAAGTTGGGTTCGCGGGAGTTTTGGAACATCTCAAAAGATTTGGCTTCTGATGATGAGGATGAAGCTTATAATCCAGATGCAGCTAGAAAGAAAAGTGCTGGACAAAAGATTAGTGTGAGAAAGTCGCGATGGTAGTGACCTTGCATTAAGTCTCAACTACCTTGCTGGCAACACATTTCATGTTGCCAATTAGGGTTTCCATCTCTGCCAAATGATGAGAACGAAAGTCATGTGAACAGGTGTGTTTCTCTGGAAGTCGATGTTTCGGACAGAACACTTTATCACATCTACATTTATTTGCTGTCAAACCTGTTTTCTTCTTGCATTGACCAGTCTCTGCGTCAAAGTAAGCGCAACGATTTGAACGCGCGCTTACACATGTAGTGGCTTCTGGTGGAGACGACATATGTATTGTTCTTATACATATGTAGGGATTATTCTTTAATCAATTTTATGCAACATTAACGAGGGGACGCTAACGGACCGAATGCATACGTGCGGGCTGGACTACCCCGCATAGTGCCTTTGAGTTTATTCAAGCCTCTTCCGAGTTTGCGGGTAATGCGCGCGACCAGTCCTGTGCCCTTCCGATTCCTAAGAGTTTGCAGAGCGGCAGCTGATTGAGCCACATGAGCCATCTGTTTGGGATTGATAAACCCTGCAGCACGATGAGTACCTCGAAGGCTAGGTAATCCAACACTTACCATCTTTGAACTCTTCGGTCTGGATGACTCGACGATGTGTCCCTTGGTTTGTACGCCAGCGTGGGGTGCCGGTCGGTTAGTTATGTCTCGCTTCCACGGTGTCGCTAAAACCGTACCATTTCCACCCCGGGTTCTCCGTCTGCGTGGGTGTCTACGCGTTTGTCTACGCGTTTGTCTACGCTTTCTATAGCTCTTGCGCATTATACTATGATACAAGAAAATAGTATAATGGAATACCTTAACGTGGCGTGTCAGTAGGATCAGAATCAACCACCTTATTGGTAAGCTCACTGAGACCATGATCTCCATTCTTCTCCAACACAATGTTATCCCCCTCAAACAACTCCTTCCGTATGTCCGCCGTAGCAACAGGGCCATCTAGAGAACCCGAACTCAGTGCCGTTTCAATCGTGCTCGCATCCTTCACACCAACCAACTCGCCATCCTCATTAATAGACTGGGTCAACTTGTTACCTGAAACCTTAGCCTTCTCGATGTTGTCTTTGATAGCCTTATCCTTGGCGTCCTTCACACGAGTATTGAATGCGTGCTTAGCCTTCTCCTCATTCTTCTTCTTTTCACTCATTAGCTGGTTAAGCTCAGCCTCCATATACTCCACCCGACCTGTCTTGTACGCATCAGGATGCCACGGCATCCACATGCCAATGGGACCCACATATACGTCATGATCAGGATCGGCTTCGCGCAACATCTTCGAACGCAACTCGGCCTCCTGCTGTGTAGGGAAACAACCGCGAATCTTGAGACCTCGCACGGCGGTACGAAACTCAGTAACCGCACCAAACTCAGCATCAAGCACATCTTCCTTCTGGTCTATGAAAGTCTTATAGTCATTTTCAACGCTGCCTTGGAACAGTGTCTCCTTCTGATCCTCCACAAACGAATGTAGATCATTTGTTAGATCATCGAACTTCAGATTATACTTGTAAGCAATGAAACTCATAAACTGTGTGTAAGTCTCGAGTGACTTGGTGACTTCCCAATTCTTTAGGAACTGTTCAAAAAAGAATGTATTGCGATCCTTTATCAAACCCTCGGGCGAAACAAACGAAACACAAACGAACTTCTGACCTGCGATTTGCTTGTCTTCTTCCAGAAGGTCAACATATTTAGGATTATCCGAACCATCCCCCAACTTCGGCAAAATCGTCCCCTTAGGCGGTCCATCCTTTGAAGCTTGCATTTATAATTAGCAATTCGGCATAAGGTTTTAAGCTGCTTGATGTTCTATTGATATTTTTTTCTCGTTAATATCTATAATCTATGCAGATCGCAAATGTGTTAGACCTGGGTGAGCTTTTTCGCCGCGCCATAAAGTACCTCGTGGAGGGCCTGATGGTGGCGATTGCCGCCTTTGCCATCCCGAAGAAGGCTCTGAACCTTGATGAGATCGGTCTGATCGCGCTTACCGCCGCGGCGACCTTTAGCATCATGGACACTTACCTGCCGTCGATGGCTGTGACTGCCCGCTCTGGTGCGGGATTCGGTATTGGTGCCAACCTGGTCGGCTTCCCCAAGTAAGCCTTTTACTAAAAACTTTTGACATATAGCTATATAATCGTCATATGTCAATTTACGATAAGGAATGGTACAAAGGTCTGCGTTCATCACCACTTAGCCCACCTGAATGGGTATTCGGTGTCGTGTGGCCTATTCTCTATGCCATGATGGCAGTGTCTCTGTACCTGGTATGGAGTAATGCCAAATGTTATCCATACTGTTCCGCCGTCACAGCTTTCATGGTGCAGTTAGCATTCAACCTAGTATGGACCACCATCTTCTTTCGTTGGCAGATGCCCAGATTAGCACTCTTAGACATCGTCCTTATCATAGTTTCACTCTTTTTTACACTTAAGAGATTCGCGAAAATTAGTACTACAGCTTATTGGCTTCTTATACCTTACGGAGTTTGGTTATGTTTTGCCTTTTACTTGAACCTTTACATTGTAATTAAAAATTAATACGTCATGTATATTTTACTTTATACTGAGGCATATATACATAATGTGGTTCACTCAACTTCCAATGATCATGTTGATACTAGGAGCAATTGCAAGCACGCTCATATTAATATCGTTTGGCGCCACTTATAACGCACAACGATATTACCGTGTCCTTCCTACGTTACCTTATTACCCTGATAATCACGACGAAACGAAAAAAGTAGCTCAAGCTATGCGGGAAAGAACAGATGAAGAAGTGTTACTATTTCGTGAGACTAATGAAGATGGTGTAAGAGGAGCTTTTATGCGAGAGTTCCCCGAGTGCACAAAGACACTAAGTAAAGCTACTACTACATTGGTCATCGGAGCTATAACCTTATTGTTGAAAGTTATGTTTAATCGTCCACGTCCTGTACAGGTCAATAGTGATATCAAACCAGAACCATCTTTTACGGCAAAAACACCAGCCTTTCCTTCAGGACATGCACTGGCATCCTACTATGCTGCCCGTGTAGTAGCTAAACAATGCCCTGAAAAAGCGGCGCAAGCTTTTGAACTGGCCGACAGATGTGCGCATGCAAGGGTCATTGCAGGTCTTCACTATCCCAGTGATGGCAGCTATTCTAAACATATCATGAATGCCGTGCCAGATTGGCTTATAGTGTAGGTATGAACTCCCAACTTAAATCATCACATATTTGTTTCCAGATCGCATCTTGTTCTACTCTTTTGCCCATGTCTTTCAACATAGGAAAATAGGGCAAGAATTGATCCTCTCCTAATAACTCACATAGCTTATACACGGTATAGTAGTAGTTCAGGAAGTTCACTCGGTGACCAGGACAGTACTTTGCATATGGCCCCTGAATATCCATAAAAAGACTACACAACGTTTCTTCTAGTTCAGGACTCATTATGGGCGGTTTGACGCCTAACTTATCTTTAATGAAAGGAATATGTTCATAGTATTTGTTGTAACCAAGCTTCTTCAGTATTTCCTTAGCTTTCTTGTTAGTCAAACTGGCTAAGGTGATACGTTCTTTCTGTATCTGCCGTCGAATGTTGTCCAAAACTTCCTCTGGAATCTGCGTCGTTTCTTTCGCCTGAAACTGTGCTAATATTTCGCGGAAATGATTGATTCGCTTATATGCATAGAAACACACCTCTTTCGGAGGTTCCTTATACGATGGCTTTTCATTTTCGATCAACATCGAAACATGTGCTGAACAGTTATTACACACCATTATACCTTCATGCTCTACAGATATGAGCTCACCATCGTTACATTTCCTACATACATCCGTTGAATAAACAAAGTTTCCTACATCTAAGAAACTCTCATCTACATTTGACAGATAACGCTGAACGTCCGAACCAGTCCCAACGTGTTGAGAGGCCGCTGTTTCCTGAGCTATAGTGTCTCCGCGGCGGATTTTAAAAAAGTCCGTGACAACACAGTTCCCTGGGTCTTCCAATTCCCCTCCTTCAGAGATAAGTTTCTTCTTTTCAAAATAGTTGAACACAAGTGGGGAGTTATCTAGGAAGTAATTCTTACGACGAAAAACCAAATCCTTAATTTCATTATTTATCAGCCTAAGACGATCTTTCAAGTCCAACTCGAAAGAAATGGGAACTCCCTTCTTCAGTTTATTCCTTATAGACTTTCTCTCTTGTTTGAGATTAACTATAGATTCATCATCATCGTTGAAACTGTCACATATGCTTGAATGCTTACTATCTAAGGTTGTCGCTGCCTTTGCATTCACTACGATTTGCTTCGAAGGCTTAGGCTTGAATATTGGCATACATTAACTATTCTTTTAGTAATTTTTTTATATCATGCGTGTCGCTTAGAATTATTGTTTCTTCCATTGGGATAATGAAGATCGATATTCCATTAGACTGCAACGCGAAGATGGATTTCGTGACACTTCAAAAAATGGTCTTCGTTTTTAATGCTGTACAAGACGGTTGGACAGTTAAAAAAGACACAGATAAATATGTTTTTACCAAAAGTCACAATAATACTAAAGAGGTCTATCTAGATAGCTACTTGAAGCAGTTCCTTAGCGATAGTTTCGACATAAGTAATATCACTAAAAGGGTGTAAGCAGAATCTAATGTCTATTAGTGCTTGTTTTTGGAAATCGAAGAATTGCTAACTTTGTAATTTTTTTTTCTTTAGCAATAGTATAACCATGGGTGGTGGATTGATGCAACTCGTTGCTTACGGCGCGCAGGACGTGTACCTGACCGGTAACCCGCAGATTACCTTCTGGAAGGTGACGTACCGTCGCCACACTAACTTCGCGATGGAGTCTATTGAGCAGACGTTCAATGGCCAGGCCGACTTCGGTCGCCGTGTGACGTGCACGATCAGCCGCAATGGTGATCTTGCGTACCGCACGTACCTGCAGGTGACTCTGCCGGAGATCAACCAGGCGATGAAGAACACGACGGGCGACGTGTACGCTCGCTGGCTGGACTTCCCGGGCGAGCAGCTCATCTCCCAGGTGGAGGTGGAGATTGGTGGCCAGCGCATCGACCGCCAGTATGGTGACTGGATGCATATCTGGAACCAGCTGACTCTGTGCTGCAACGAGAAGGGCTACTACAAGATGGTCGGTAACACGACCCAGCTTACCTACATCACTGATCCGTCGTTCGCCAACGTGGACGGCCCGTGTGATGCCAGCGCGCCCCGCCAGGTGTGCGCCCCGCGCAACGCTCTGCCGGAGACGACCCTCTACGTGCCGTTCCAGTTCTGGTTCTGCCGTAACCCGGGTCTCGCGCTCCCGCTGATCGCCCTCCAGTACCACGAGGTCAAGATCAACCTCGATCTGCGCCCGATTGACGAGTGCCTGTGGGCTGTGTCCAACCTGAACTGCACTACCTCCGGTAGCCAGAAGGTAACCACGGCGTACAACCAGTCTCTGGTGGCGGCGTCCCTTTACGTGGACTACGTCTTCCTCGACACTGATGAGCGCCGCCGTATGGCCCAGAACCCGCATGAGTACCTGATTGAGCAGCTCCAGTTCACTGGTGATGAGTCTGTCGGCTCGTCCTCGAACAAGATCAAGCTCAACTTCAACCACCCGTGCAAGGAGCTCATCTGGGTCGTGCAGCCCGACGCCAACGTCGACTACTGCGCGTCTCTGGAGTGCAACCAGGTTCTGTACCGCGCTCTGGGTGCGCAGCCGTTCAACTACACCGACGCGGTTGACGCTCTGCCGAACGCGATCCACGCCTTCGGTGGCCCCCAGTCTGTTGCTGAGGGCGGCGCGGGCAACCAGAACGCCTTCATCGACTCCTCGGGTCTGTTCGAGGAGGCTGGTGCTGCGGACACCACAGCCACTGGGACGGCGTTGGGGCAGCAGTGGAACGTGCCCAGCGGTGCGGCCAATGCGTACACCCAGCCCAACTTCTCCAATAATGCTGCCGTGG